CGGTTTGACTTATGACCCAAAAACAAAAAAACATTTATGTTTGTTTGCTGATGACGGAAACAGTAATGACCTTTATGGTATAGTAGCTACTGTATCAGGTACTTCAGTTACTCATGGTACTAAAGCAGTAGTTTCTACAGATAATAATGACATGGTTTTTGGATGTCAGGGTACTGATGGTGGTGGTATATCTTACGCACATAGGGGTCAGGCTTCACCATATTATTTAAAAGGTGGTGTTGCTACAATTAGTGGTACTAGCTTTACTTTAACTAATAGCACTACTTTTAATTCAGCAAATGTTGGTCAAAATATGGGTGTTAGCTTTGCTTATCAACCTAGTGATTATACTACTGTAGCAATGTATGAAGAAGATCCAACACATGATTTACAAGTAGTACCAATTGTTCCTGAAGGTTCAATAGTTACATATAATTTATCGGCTACAAATTTTATTGGTTTTGCCCAAGAAACTGTAGCAGACAATGAAGATGTAAAAGTAGCAACTACAGGACAAACTGACGACAATCAATCTAGCTTAACAACTGCTTCACAATACTACGTTCAAAATTTAGGAACATTATCTACTACAGCAGATACACCGTCAGTATTAGGTGGCACTGCTTTATCAAGTACAAGTTTATTAATCAAGTCATAAGGAGATAATCATGGCACAGACTATAACATGGAATACTAACACTGATGAACAGCCTAATAGAATTAATACTTCTATTTATTTGTTTGAAGATTCAGATGTTATTGATATAGCATCTGACCAGACAACTGTTAGTGACAGCGATGGTAATCCTACTTTAATAATCTCTGATGTAAATAGTGGTAACGCAACTTTACACACCGGTGTTGAAACACCAGAAGATTATTTTGGTTGGAAGTATACCTATGCTGATGACACATGGACAGCAGTTGAAGGTTGGGTAGACCCTAGACTAGAAGAAGAAGAATAATAAATGTCTGGTCTTACTCCATTAGAACAAGGAAAGTTAATTGAAGCTGTTAACAGACTGTCTGATCAGGTAGAAGATTTAAATGACAGACTATTAATTATGGAAACTCAAGTAGCTAGGGGTAGAGGTTTATTATTTGGAATTATTTTTGCAGCTGGTGGTTTATCAGCTGGCCTTACTAATTTTTTATCAACTTATTTTGGAGGTAACTAATGAAAAAATTATTAGCAGTAGTATTTGTTTGTATGTTTACTGTAGTTGGTTGTGCATCTTCACACATAAATGTGACATCACAAGTACCAACAGGCAAAAACATATCAATTAAAATAGAAACTACAGATAAAGTAGACAACTAGCTCTCTCGCTTTAATAGAAAGCGATACAAAAGGTTTTAAATATTTTGATGTTATACTATATAGAGCATATTAACTTTAATTCTCCGTGCATTTATGGGAACTTTTTTTCATGATAGCACTACTCGGATCAGCATTAGGCTTTGCTTCAAGCACAATCCCCTCAGTGTTAGGATTTTTTGAAAAGCGACAGGCTCATAAGCAACAACTTGCATTACTCGAAGCACAATCTAAACATAAAATGAACATTGCAAATGCTCAAGCTGATATAGCACAAGCAGAAAATATTTATAAGCACGATCAAACCCTGGCACAAGGGTCAGCCAAATGGGTAACAACATTCTCTGCTACTTGTAGACCGGTAATTACATATCTGTTTTTGTTTTCATATCTTGCTGCTAAAACAATTACTATCTGGCAAGCATACATAAGTGGTGTAGAACTACATGAAAACTTACACATAATATACTCAGACTTTGATGAAGGCATGGTGTCTTGCATTATAGCGTTCTGGTTTGGACAAAGGGCAATGGCAAAAAGATGACAAAAGAAAATTTAAATGTATCGGACAGCAGTGTAATAGCAATACCTTTAAGAAACTTAGTAAGTTTAGTCGGTGGTGCTATGATATTAGTGTATGGTTATTTTGGTATTACAGAACGATTAAATTTTTTAGAGCATGAGCTAGAGCTACAAGATAAAGATATTATTCTTAACTCTGAGTTTAGAATTAAATGGCCTAGAGGTGAGATGGGTTCGTTACCAGATGATGCTCGTCAAGATATGATGATTGATTACTTACAAGATGAAGTAAAAATTTTGAAGGAGCTAATGAATGAAGAAAAACAAACAGATTGAAATAACTGAAGATACTCAAGTGTATGTTATTCCTACTGGAGATAGGATAAGGGTGTGTGTAGATCATGAGTCCATATGGAAACCAATGACTGTTAATGCTTATATGAATATGATTGCTGGTTGTTTGGATGCTATACAAGAAATAAGAAGAGAAGAAAAAATTTGTAAATGTAAGGAGTAATTATGGCTAGAACACCTTTAAGTGAAGAACAATTATATGAAGTATTAGAAGCAGAAAATGAATACCCTAATAGATATGATGCCGCTAAATCATTAGAGCTATCTTATCACACATACACAGCTAGGTTAAACTGTGCTAAAGAAAGACTGCCTGATCTAACTAAAGAACCAGACTTTGATATACCAGACCTACCATCAGAAGAATTACCTATTGAAGAATTAATTGAGTATAAACGAAAGAGATTTCGTACAAGAAAAAAAGCTACTGATGCTCATGAATGGATAGATGTTAAAGTAAATATTGATGGACCAATAGGTATACTATGGATGGGTGATCCACATATAGATGATAACCATTGTGATTGGGAAAAGTTACACTCTGATGTAGAGTTAATTAAATCTAATCCATCTATTAAAGGTGCATCAATAGGAGATGTACACAATAATTGGATAGGTCGCTTGTCACTTAAGATGAGTCCTACTCAGGAAACAACTGATGCACAAACCTATATGCTTATTGAATGGTTAATTAATAACATGGACCCACTTATATTAATCCGTGGGAATCATGATAATTGGACACCTAGTGAAAGAGATCCGATGACATGGATGCAACAACCAAAAAATATATCTGCTGATTGGCAAGTAAGATTTAGATTAAACTTTCCTAATGGATATCGTCTTTCGGTGGACGCACGCCATGACTACCCTGGTCATTCTCAATATTCAAATCTTCACGGTCTGATGAAAGCAAGTCTTTGGAATTCTGATGCTGATCTTTATATTGCTGGTCATAAGCATAACTGGGGGATTCAGAAGGTTGAGCAAATAAATGGTAAAGTAAGTTCTTTAGTTCGACTAAGAGGTTATAAGTATCACGATCAATATGCAATAGATAAGGGGTTTCATCAACAGCAACACGGTCAGTCAATTTTACAAGTGATTGATCCATACTCTTCAAGTGTTTCAAAACAGTTGATGTTTGAGAATGTAGAAGAGGGTCGTGATTATCTGGAGTTTCTTCAACAGAAAGCTCGTTAAATATATTTGTATAATGTTTAATAGTATTAGGGTTTAGTTTTTTTATACCACTTATAATACTTGAATGATCTTTGTTAAACATATTACCTATTTGTGTGTAACTTAAAGCACCATAAGTTCTAAGCATATACCAGAGTATCCATCTAGCTTCTACTACTTGTTTGTTTCTTACAGCACCACGTAACTGTTCTTCTGTTACATTGTAATCTTTACATACAATCGTAAGTAATTCTTCTAATTTTTTATTTCTGAATATCATGGGCATAGTTCTCCAATATATATTATATAAAAATTTTTTCTACTCACAAAAATATCCCCACCTTGTGCCGTTATATTACTCAGCCAAATAAGTAATAATCAAGATGGGGATACTAATACTATATGAACAACAATGTCTAATCTACCAACACATAGTATTTATAAAAGGAGTGGTAGATTAGAATGGTATATCTGAGTCGTGACCACCAGTCGCTCCACCTTGTGGTGGTTTCGCTCCTGATGTTCCTTCTGATTTAGAGTCTAACATTTTAAATGTAGAATTAAATCCTTGCAGTACAACTTCGGTAGTATATTTTTCTACACCTTCTTTGTCTGTGTATTGTCTTGTTGATAGTTTACCTTCAACAAAAACATTACTACCTTTTGTTACATACTGCTGTATGACTGGAACAAGACCTTCGTTAAATACAACTATCTTGCTCCATTCTGTTTTTTCTTTTTTCTCACCAGAGTTTTTGTCTTTCCAAGTTTCAGATGTTGCTATACTAAAGGTTGCAAATCTTCCTCCGTTACTTGTTTCTTTAATCTCTGGGTCTGCTCCTAGTCTACCTATGAGCATTACTTTATTTAAACTTCCTGACATTTAGTCCTCCTTATTGTTTTGTTTAAAGTCATCTGCTTCTACATCACTGTAGAAACTTGAGTACACATCAACACATTTAAGCACAACTCTATCATGCGCTCGTTTCTCTGCCATAGCTAGAGGGTATGCGTTGTGTGTGTTCTTACTGCTGGTTTCACCAAAGGATTCTATTTGCAATCCTGTTACAGTATTCTTTGCAGTAGCTTTAATATATATATTACCCATGATTTCTTTTGGTTCTCCATAGGTAACTATAATTTTATTGTATGCTGCAATTCTTTGAATGGCTTGGTTACTTAGTATCCATTGTCTATTCTGTTTAAGTTGCCAAGCTAACTTGTCGTTTGGTTCTATGTCTGGGCATAATAATTTTATCTTAGCCCATGCTTGTCCTTTATCCATTGTTTTGCTCCTTTATTCTAATAGATAATCTACCAGTTTTATCACGGCTGGCAGTAACACCGTTATGAATAACAGACTTAGCATCGTCTGGTATTAATCCTTTAAGTTTGTTTTTGTTTTCCTCGTTGTTAGTTTTGTGTTTGCTAGCAAGTTTGTTGCTTTGAATTGTATCTTCTGCAATATCTATAAATTCTCTAGCCCAATTATAATCTGCGTTCTTGTTTAGATTATATACTATACCACTAGTAGTTACAACTTTTTGTTCTATTGGTGATCCACTAAGCCATGAAAACTCTTGAGATATTTTATACCATTGTTCTCTGTCAATACCTTCTGGTTCTCCATCCATATAGAATGCTTCTGGTCTATGCCAGAAATCATATAACCTTTCACCAACTTCTTTTACTCGTTGCATATAAGTATACAAGTAATCATCATCTCTTTTAACTATATCGTATTCATGTCTTTGGTTACCAAA